GGAAGGTCAGTACCTGCACCGGCACTTGGAGCCGCTGTTGCAGTGATGATCTGTGCGTCGCCAGCCATTATGATAGCTCCGGCAACTACTTTCACATCACCATCGGTAACTGTGATATCTCCATCGGTGAGTTCTACGTCACCGAGAGTAAGTTCGACATTACCTTCGGCTATTGTTACATCACCGTCTGTGAGTTCTATGTTTCCAAGAGTGATTTCTACATTCCCTTCTGTGAGTGTGAGATCGCCGTCTGTAAGTGTGACGTCTCCAGCTACTACTTCGAGGTCGCCTCTCTTGAGCTTCAACGTGTCGTTTGCTATGTCCCTTTCAAAAAGGAGGTAATAATGAGACATTACTACTCCTCCTTAACCGAGCATGTCCGCTTTGACAAGGTTCGGGAGTTCAAGATAGAACGCTACCTCCTTACCAACAATCGACCCGGTAAGAACTATCGAGTTCATGATGATAAGGTAATGATTGTCGGTGACTGTGCTCGCAGTCGTTCCAAGTGCTCCACGCCTGACAGTCAGGGTTCCGCTAGTCCCGGTTGGTCCGCTGTCTACAACGACGTAGATCATCTCTCCAGTAGCCGGGTTGAACAGGTAGTATCCTCCAGCAGTCCTAGTACTTGCAGTCGCAGTATCATACGCGATTGAAGTCGCGGTTGCTGCATATGCCCCTGCGCTTGGGTGGTTTACCCGCACATCGTTGTACTTATACCCATCGGTTTCAAGTCCCAACGCAGCGTTTATAGCTGATGCAAGGAACAGAGGGACAACCCCCGGTGTTCCAGAGAACAGGAGTGTATCCTGTGACGCAGCTTTAACAGCTACAGTCATCTTGATTGGAGTTCCAACCATTGCGCCGGTTTCAGTTGCTTCTACAATTGCCATTCTAATCTACCTCCATTACGTAAGGGTAATCCCGAACACTCCGCCATGCAGACTCTTTGCCCCATCAATGTCCGACTTATCGATCATGGTTTCGGATGCGCTGATGACAAACTTCTGTGAAGTGTTGATGTTAGCGAGGTCTTCATACGTGTCCTGCCACAGAATACGCCTTGCTATAAGACGGGTATCAAGCAGGAAGATGTGACCATTAGCTCCCGCACTCATAGGAAGGAACGGATGCGGCATAAGCGCAAGCCCGTCAACTCCAGGGAATACGAGGTCGATCTTGCTAACACCCGGGACGATAGTCTTTACTGGTTCTCCAATGTACCGCAGGTACTCGACAACCCCACGCCGGATAACTCCGAACGTGTTGTAGTCACAGACTGCGAAGTTGGGCTGCATGCCCATGAGGACCATCTGTCTGTACGAAGAGTCAAGGTCTTCCATAATCTTTGCGTACGTTCCACCGTTAGATGATACGTACCCCTTGTTCGCGTATGCGGACGCTGCAGTGATAAGCTGGTAAATACCCTTGTATTCAAGAGAACTTGCAGATTCAAATGCGTTCGTGGTAGACTGGAGGTTCCTAGTAACTCCAAGCATTGCCCTCTCACGAAGTGCTCTCATAGCGTCCTGTGCCATGTCGATCCTGATTGCTTTGATATCACGGGTCGGGATCTGTGACAACCCTGCAAACTGAACCGCTTTGGTAAGACGACCGACAGTGTACATGTACTTGATAGTGTCAGTACGGTTGTACGCCGTCATGTTTGCTTCCTGAAGCGTCGGGTCTTCAGTACCGAACGCTGCATCGGTGATATCGTAAGGTCCTATGACGTCCCAGCTTGCAGTCTTACCCTTATTTGCTTCGGCTGGAATGATTGCCTGAAACGGGTATGGACGTTTGTACAGGTACGTTACCGATTCATCGGCGATAACGTGCATGAGTGAGCTGGCAAGTGAAGTCGTACTGTCCGCTTTCTTAATCTCATTCTCAAGTGCTGTCTCAAGATACTTGGTAGTAGCTTTGTTCAGCTCTTCAAGAACTCCCGCACGGTAATCTTTAAAGTCATTACCTTCAAGGTGTGCGGTATCACCACTTATGAACGACTTGACAATCGTATCCATAGCAGGAACAGTCCACGGGATAGATGCTACACGTCCCTTGAACCTCTGTTGTGCGTTGAACTGGGCTTTTGCTATGTCTACCGGCATCCCGTCAGGAATGTCTTTCCACATCGCTTCCCCAATCGCAGCTGCAGTCTCGGAAGTAAGTGATCCGAAACCGATCTTATCTACAACTGTATTATACATAGTTTCACCTCAATGCCTCAAGGTTGGCAATCCTGTCCGCAAGTGCGACTGGAGTCTTTGCAGTATCAAATTCACTGTTGACCACTACAACGTTGCCACCCTTAACAATAGTCTCGTTCTCTACTTTAGTGATGCGCTCTGAAAGTTTCTTGTATTCATCTTCGGATTTCTTAATCTCTGTAAGAATACCCTCGATCTTAGTATCGTATGCTTTCTTGAGCTCATCAATTTCAGTGAGAATAGCTTTCTTTATTGTCTCTTCATCTACGACAGGGATAGTCTCGACTACCTCTTCCGCCTTTATGATGGGTGCTTCTGGCTGTTTAACCTGTTCCGCACCATCGTTAGCTTTCTCTTCCATGTCTCCCTCCATTGTTGCGTGTACCTTCTTGTCACTCTCAACTAACTGAGTCAGAGTTTCCTCTATCTTAGCTAACCTGTCGAGAACAGAAGTCATATCTGCTGGTTTTGTGTTGTCATTACCTTTTATAAATGTTTCATCACTTTCCATTAACCCTTTGACAACTTCAAAGAAACTACGTTCATTTATGGCGTTTCCAGATACCACGCTTATACTCCACAACCGTATAGCTTTAGTAACACACGGTGTGGTTCTTGTTCTTGGGTGAAGTTTACATTCTCTCGACCCTACGGTACGTCTCCCATATATAGAAAATTTAAATAGTTTACCTTTGAGAATATCATCCCACACGTCGTCCGTATCGTCGTCGTCAAAGATACTGGCTTTTATGATAAACTTGTTATCTTCAATCTTAGCTTCGTTGACAAGACCTACAGGACGTTCAGAGTGTTGTAAATGCAGGATTGGGTGTTTCATAAATGATGGTAACGCTTTAGAAATAGCGTCCATCAGGATTAACTCATTCTCTTTATCAACTTCGGGAAAATGAGCTACACCGGATATTACTCTGTCGGTTTCAACTTTAAAATCTACTGTAAAAGAGAGGTCACCTTTTTGGAAGGTGCCTAACTGTATATCGTTTTGGGAGTAAGTATCTTGGGGGGTTGTGTCCGCCTGACCAAACTCT